AGAAACGCAGTAGCAGCAGAAGATTGGGAACTATCAGCCGAAGCAGAAGCTGCATTAGAAAATTTTTCGAACTTCCGACACAAATACTTTAGAACAGAACTAGGAAAACACTATGACACCGCAGATTTTCACACTAACTGGATTAATAATATTATAGATTCTATAGAACACGGTAAAGAATTATTGATACTGTCACCCCCACGACATGGAAAGACAGAGTTATTAATACACTTTGCTGTATATCAGATATGTAAAAACCCTAACGTACGTATTATGTGGGTAGGTGGTAACGAAGACATAGCTAAAAACGCGTTATCTGCTGTACTTGACGTACTAGATACTAATGAAGAACTTAGAGAAGATTTCTGTCCACCTGGTCAATCATTTAAACCAGATAACAGGTCAGGTAAAAACTGGTCACAAAACCAATTTACTGTAGGTACTAGAACAGTTGCAGGTATTAAATCACCTACTATGGTTGCTGTAGGTAAGGGTGGTAAGATTCTATCACGTGACTGTGACATAATTATTGCAGACGACATTGAAGACCATCAAACTACTATGCAACCTGGTGCTAGAGAAAGTACAAGACAATGGTGGACTACTACATTATCTAGTCGTAAAGAGGAACATACTGCTGTTGTTGTAATTGGTTCAAGACAGCACCCTGATGATTTATATAATCACTTACTTGAATCAGATAACTTTACAAGCATAGTAGAAACTGCACATGCATTAGAGTGTCAAATACCAGAACATTTAGAAGAAGAACATACTGATTGTATGTTATGGCCAGGTAAAAGAACTTTTAAATGGTTAATGTCTAGGTTACATTCTGCTGAATCTACAGGTGGTAGGCAAACATTTGAAATGGTTTATTTTAATCAAGCATATGTAGAAGGTACGCAAATATTTACTATGAACATGATTGACCAATGTATGCGACCTGATTTAGTACTAGGGCAGGTATATAAAAACTTATATCTTGTTGCTGGACTAGACCCTGCATCAAGTGGTTATCAAGCATCTGTACTTTGGGGTATAGACCAATACAGAGGTGAGTTGTATTTAGTTGATTTAGAAAACAGACGTGGTGGTGGTATTAGAGCTGCGTTAGACCAAATGGCAATATGGTTACACGAGTACGATTGTAGACATTGGATAGTAGAAGAAAACGGATTTCAATCTGCTATACGACAAGATGCTGCAATAAAAGAATTTACATTACGCACTGGTATAACTGTACAAGGTCATTTAACAGGTAAAAATAAACATGACCCATTGTATGGTGTTGGTGCTATGGCAGATTTGTTTGAAGATAAAAGAATACATCTACCTGTTGGTGATGGAGAATCTAATGCTAAAATACAGAAATACAGACAACAACTGTTATACTTTGATGGTAAACCTGTTTCTAAACGAAACAAAGAGAAGACTGACATAGTTATGGCTAGTTGGTTTCCAATGAAAGTTTTTAGGCGTATGCAAAAAGAGCATACTGCCAACATAGGATTAGATTATAATCCTAGTTATGGAGATTATAAGATGACGGAGATAAACGAAGCACCATGGGCATAGAAAACTTAGATGTTAAAACTTATGACGAGATAGTTAGAAACGCTGCTGAACTTACATCAGGTAAGTTAGTACAAGAAAGACAAGTACAGAAAGCTAGAATAAAAGCTATTCTTAATGGTGGTGCAGATGGCATTAAAGCATTGTTAGGTAATACAATGGAAACCTCTGATGCTGATTTATTACCAGCTCCTAATATGTTGCAATCTGGTATTGACCGACTTGCACAAAAGATTTCAGGTATACCACAAGTTAGAGTTGATGTACCTAATGAAAATGATTCTACTAGAAGTAAAGTACGTGCAGAAAAATTAGAACGTATTGTTACTAACTATGATGAAAAACAAAACTTATTAGGTCAACTACAACAAGCAGCTAGATGGTTACCTGGTTATGGTTACTGTGCTTGGGTTATTACAACTAAACGTGATACTAATGGTTTCTTTTATCCTAGTGCAGAGTTACGTGACCCTTATGATACTTTTGTAGGTAACTTAGGTCCTGACCAACAACCAAGAGAAATGGCTGTTATTAGACGTGTACCTAGATATAAACTTGCACAAATTTATCCAGAGTTTGCAGAACAAATTTTAAAACAAGATGAAGATGCTGAAGAAGCACAAGATAATGCTACACCATTTTTGTCTTATGAAAATAACAGAGAACAAGCTTGGGAAGATAATACATACTCTGGTGTAAGAATTATTGAATACTATGACATGGGAGGTACATACATTGTATTCCCAGAACGTAATATGATTTTAGATTTTATACCTAACGTATTATCTACTCCACCATTTGTATTTATGAAACGTGTATCTTTTGACCAGCTTAAAGGACAATACGACCACGTAATAGGTTTGATGGCAATGATGGCAAAAATAAACATTATGTCAGCTATTGCTATGGAAGACAGTGTGTTTACAGAAACTAACATATCAGGAGAGATAGAATCCGGACAATATAGAAAAGGTCGATTTGCGGTTAATTATCTAGCTCCTGGTACACAAGTTTCTAAACCAATGAACAATATGCCGTATCAATTGTTTCAACAGATAGATAGATTAGAAAGACAATTGCGTATGGTAGGTGGTTATCCTGTAACTGACGATAGCCAATCTCCTAATAGTTTTGTTACTGGTGCTGGACTATCAGAATTAAACAGCACTATGTCACTTATGATTTCAGAATATAGAGATGTTATTAAATCAGCTATGGTACAGATGGATGCTAAGAGATTAGAGATGGATGTAATATTATCTTACTCACAAGGCATATCTAAAAAACCTATGGCTGGTTTTCTTAATGGTGCTGCATTTAGTGAAAACTATAATGTATTACAAGATATTGGTGGTGACTTTAGAACTAGACGTATCTATGGTGTTATGGCTGGATTTGATGAACCACAAAAAATTGTAACTGGGTTGCAATTATTACAAGCAGGTGTTATAGACGTAGAAACACTACAAGATAACATTGATGGTTTAGAGAATATAGCTAAAGTACAGGAACGTATACGTAAAAATAAAGCTGAACAAGTATTATTTGATTCTATACTAGCTAGGTCTGCACAAGGTGACCCTGCAGCTACAATGGCTGCTATTGCTATTTACGAGTATCCAACTGCTATAACAGAGATTATGAAACAGTTTTATACTCCACAAGAACCTCAGATGACACCTGAAGAAGAAATGATGATACAACAACAAATGATGCAACAACAAATGATGGGTGGACAACCTTCAATTGCAGGTGCATTTGGTGGTATGTAATGGAAGAATATTACGAAGATACTTTTTGGGAAACTATATACAATGAATATGGTGTTGTTGATGAACTTGATGTTATGGGTGATAATGTTAAACAAATCATATATCCAGCACCAGGTATTATAATTTTATTAACAGGAGAATTTGATGGCGAAAAATAGACGAGGTGGATATAGACAACCTGATAAACCAGCTCCAGTAGCAACACAAGATAGAAATAGAACTGATGGTGGTGCAGGTAGTTCAAAACAACCTTTAAGAGATATGCCTGGTTTACCTTATGGTCAACAACAACAATTATTAAATCAACAAAAAGCAGCTCCGTTACCTGCACAACGTAACATACAACCTAGACCTACATCACAACAACAACCACAAAGACCAAATGTGTTTGCACCATCTGAAAGACCTACTGAAGTTCCTACATCAGGAGCACCTTTAGGTCCTGGTATGATACCTGAGTCAAACACACAAAGTATAGATATTACTCTTGCTGCTATGTATGAAGTTAGTAAATCACCTATTATTTTAGATTTACTTAATAGACGACAGGGTTAACATTGATAAATCCAAATTGGTTAGATAATAGAAATTATCTAATAAATAAACAAAGAGAAATAGCACAGTTTAATAGAGAAGTAGAAGCGTTTAAAGCTAATCCTGCATCTATTTATGATTTTGAAAGATTATTA